CAGCCAATTTCTTTTTAACTCTAGAATCCATTGAATTGAATTCATCTAAACTTCCAATTGCAGCATTTAAAGCATCTTGTACACCAAGTGGATCGTCATTAATTCCAGCGTTAAATACTCCGGTAAGATCAATCTGACCACCTGATAGTGCTGCCAACTCATACATATCAGCCATGAACGATTCCACGTTCCACGTTTTATCTATCAAACGTCCAATTGTCTGAATATCTCCACCCATTTGTCTTAACTGAACAACTGTTTTTGCAGCTAAATCCGGCATATTTCCAAAGAATGTGGCTAGCTCGTCTGCTCCATTAATTAAATCGTCTGCTATGATATTAGGTGATATCTTGGCTAATTTTGCAGCTTCTAGAGTTGACGCTGTTAATGAATTAGCTAATTCTTCTGATGCTCCCATTTCTGAGAATGCATCTATCATTTCAAAAGCTTTTTCGGATCCGACACCGTACGCCGATTCAATTAATGAAGCGTATTCAACTAATTCCTGTACTGACTTTGTATTTAGATCTAATAATTGACCTGAATCAGCAATTGATGCCTGTTGAATTTTCATAATTCGTTCTTGCGTTACTGCAAGATTTCCAGCCGCTGATTCCATTTTTAGCATGTTATCATATAATTCCGCTGCACGAATTTTAGATATACCTAACTCTGTGCTTAGATCTGACACTCTGCCAGTCATTGTGTAAGCCGCTACCGCGATGGCAGCGATGCCTGCTGCAACTAATACTATTGGGTTAATTGCCGCTGTTAGAGAGCTTGTAAATGTATTAACATATGAGCTCAATCCTTCAACTAAACTTCCCGAGTTCAGTAGAGTTTCTTGAAAACTTGAGAATGATGCGTCAATTGCACCCGACAAGGCTTCAGGTAAATCTCCAAAACCTAAAATATTTTGCATCCAATCCGGAATCATTCCCATAACTCCTTCAAGTGAACTTTGTATATTACTACCTATACCTTCAACAGCCTGGAATTGAGTACGTAACGATTGCATTACGTCTAATTCTTGCAATCGCGTTTCCAATGCTAGTTTTTGTGTACGCATTGTAGAAGATGTCAGAGCACTAATAGACAATAACATTTTTTCTTTATTACCTAATGTACTTACTTCATTTTCTGCAGAAGCTACTTGTTGATCTAAGTAATTTAATAATTCTGCGTTGGTTGACAGATTAGCATTAAGCATTTTACCTGAAGCAACATGTTCTTGATACACATCTCTAGCTAGATTTAATCTTTGTTCTTCATTTTGTGCTAAATCATTTGTTAATGACAGATTTAATGCATTTACACGACTTAATATATCAAATTGTTCAGTAATTCTCTCAACTTTACCTAAAATTTTAGTTTCTACAGCTCCTGATATACGTTTGAATCCATCTTCTGTTAATTTATATAATGAAGCTAATCCACTATCATCAATTTCTAAGTTATATCCGGAGATATCTAGTAACTTTGTAAAAATATCCTTTTGTAACGAATCTAAATTCTGATCAATATTACTTGATTCTATTGCAAATCGCTCACTTAGACCTTTAAAGGCTTCACTATAAGATAGGTCTTGCGAGTCGAATAAATCAAACTTGATATTCTTATAATTAGAACGTATTTCCTCAGATGCTTCTATCGCTTCATTAAATGAATCCATCGGAATACTACTACCGGTAATTACATCGGAATATTTAGCTGCAACATTTAATGTTTCTATAAGTTTATCGCGGGATGACATGAAATTTAAACTTGTAATATCTGTTAACAGGTTTTGCTTTTCATATTCCTTTGACAAATCTTCCAACTGCGAATGGAATTCTGACAAACTAGTTAGGTGAGTATCGTACTTGTCTATAGATTCATCGAGAAATTTTATTTGATCTTCTACTTCGTCAGTAATTTCTTTTTGAGTCTCCTTTAATCCGACTAACAGATCTTCTATTAATTTGTAATCTTCAAGACCTTTAATGTCTAGACTAAATTCGGAGTTACTATATATGTTTTGATCGAGGTCGGATTTAAATGAATCTAAATCCTTTTTAGAATTTTCAACTAATACTTTATTATTCCTAAGTACCTTAATAACTGCATCAGCTGAACCAGTTTGTAAATCTGCTACATCTAATAATACCTGCTGTAACTGATCGCGGCTAGTTAAATCCTTATTTAAATTTGATTGTAATGTCTGAACAACGGCAGAGAAGTTCTTTGTCTGATCGTCTATTCCGCCACGAAGATGGGTGATGATTTCAAGCATTCTATCTTGATCATTCTTCTTCATGTCAACAATTGCATCACGGAACGACGCGATTACATCTGCTGTCAGTACATTGTTATTTCGCTTCTTATCGCCTTTAGTCATTTAATTATTTCCATTTTGCTTTTGATCTAGCTGCATCTGTACAAAGAGGTGAGTTTGGATATACTTTACAGTACCAAGATAATTCTCTGTCCAACTCTTCATATTTAGCTCCAAGTTCTTTTACCTTAGCTTTAATAGGCTCTTCGTCAGGTATATCTCCTTGAATCTTAGTTATTTGCTTCTTAACTTTTTTTATTGCTAAATCTTTGACTATTTTACTTAGTAATCCACCCATGTTGTTTCCCTTTGATATAGTTATAAATATGAAGAAAGACGTAATTACTTACGTCCTCCTACCTTTCTTTTTCATCGCGTCCGCTTCCTTTTGTAAAGTTTCTACTAATAATTGGAAATACATTGTTCTTAAACCTATAGGCATTGCGTATATTTGATCGTGTGTAAACGAACCCTTACAATTATATAAGAAGTTAAAAATTTCTACATGCAAACGATTTTTATACTCCGGTGTAATCCCAAAGAATTGATAGTTCAGCGGTAGATAAATTCTGTTATTTTTTAAAGTCTGGGTAGAAAAGGTCGACACCGACTGCCACTTTACCACGAAAGGTATCTCCCGAAGCGGGATCCTCTGTTTCTAGGTTTAGATCTAAATCTGGCTGGACTGATGCTATATAGTCACGGAATGCTCTAGCGTCAAGTGCTAACATTGTATCTACAAACGTTGCAATAGTTTTATCTGATGCATCGCCGTTAACAGATGTAATCATATAACGTAACCTAGTTGTCATTTGCTTGTCGCGAACTTTTGTCCCTATCTTTTTATAAGACTTCAAAGCTTTTTCTAACTTGTTATATTTACCTACTGTTAATAGACTAAATTCAATTTCATGACCCGATCTAGGTGTTGTGAACTGAAATTTGTTTTCACCTGGCGTAATTAACTCTTCATTTAATTCTAAATAATCTATATCTTCCCGTAGGTTGATAGTTAGATCCATTCTAGTACCGTTTGGCTTGGTAATAGTAGTTTGATACATATCCCCATACCCTAGAGCTCTAGCGGCGATCATGATTGCATTTCTATCACCTAACAGTAACGTATTATAATCAAACTTAGTTACAATAATGGATTGTAACAATTCGTCAAGTACGGTACCCTTTGTTATGTAGGATTGAGTTGATAATATATCCTCCTCTTTTGCCGTCATATATTTCAATTCAACGGTACCTGATGATAGTGGATGTTCTTTTGGGTATAGCATTCCTTTTGATGGAAGGTCTATAGTTTCTGTTGGAAATTTTTGTTTTACTTCTGGAGATGCTGTTTTTACATCTGATAATTGTGTGATTTCTGGTATATTAGATTCCATAATTCCTCATTATAACTTTAGTTTTAAATTCTGTACACTTATAAATATTATACCCATTCGAATTATTCATAAAAAAAGGCAACTAAATTACTTTAGCTGCCTCTATAAAAGTTTTTAAGCTTTTTAAATATTAACCTAATACTGCATAATCGATTGACAATGTCATTTCTATTTGCTTCGCATCTTCTGTACTCCAGTCCATTGATCCCCAATTAGAAGTTTTTATGAAAGCTCCATATAGAGTCCATACTTCAACTGGTGCTGCCTTTGGATCTAATGCTTCCAAAGTAATGTCCTTTTTGTACTCGCTAAATGCAAATCCATCAATTCCGCTTTCTGAGTTATGATGCTTCTTAAGCCAATCATGTACTTTTTTAGCTGAATCTGGTTCAATTCCATCATATAATGTAAGTGAGACATCTGACCATCTACTCTTACCCTTTACTTTGAAATCAGTGTTTATGTGTTCCATGACGATCTGACCATTATCAACTTCGGGCATTCCTGCTGCCTTTACAACATATGCAGGAATTCCATCAATTAACATCTGGAAACGAAACGCCACTTTTGGTTCAAACGGTGTAAAAATCATCTTTTATTTCCTTTTCTTTTTTAAGTTCTTCTGTTATTAATAAGTATACGCCGAGCTTCTAAATTAACCCGCTGATTCGTTAGAATTTTCAACTGGGAAAACTGCACCCGTAGGAAGAACCATGAAATCAACGATTATAAATTCTGCCGTCTTAGCTGGCTTAAGATATATCTGAGCTCTCATTTCATTTCTATCTACTACTTCTGCTCCGTTATTATCTAAATCAATTTTAATTCTAAAATCGTATATACCTTGCTTTCTTCTAGCGTTTTCAAACCATGGCCTAGTGATGTTCAAGAATCTAGTTCTTGTTTCTCTAGTATTTTGTTCGAATACTAAGTATTTAGACGTATTTGCAACATGTCGTTTCGCTGCAATTAACAATCGTCTTACATTAATTCTATCTAATGCTGACTTCTTCTTCTGTAATGTCTTCTGTCCCCAAATAACTACTCCTTCACGTGGGAAAGTTGCAATTGGATTGACATTTTTAACATATAAGTTATCTCTGTCATTTGCAGTCATTATTCGTTCGGTCTGTGTAGCCATTTCTAATCCACCTCTATTAAGACCTGCTGGAGCAAACCATTTTTCGGCAGTTAAATCATTGAATGAATATACACCTGTTACCTGAGCTGAAGGCGGTACCCACTTTGAATCACCAATATCTGGATCAGTTACCTGCACCCATGGGTAATACATTGCTGCATAATTAGTATTTCTACCTTCTGCTGCTCTCTGTGCGTCACCAACACCTTTTCCATATGGAGTAGGGTCAATTACAAAGAATGCGTCACCTCTTTCTTCAACCATTGATATTGCTCTAGTAATTACTTTAGCATGGTCTGGAAGTAAATCCATTAAACCTGGCATTACCATAAGATCAAAGTCAAATTGGTCTTTATTTGATAACATATCAATTGCATCTTCGTAATTTGTTTTACCGTAGTCTGCTCTTGAAAGGTTTAAACCTTGTGTATTTGATTCCCAAATGTTTTCATACATTGCTCGTGGATGAGCTGTATTACCATCACTACCAAAAGCGAATACACCTTGGAATTTATGCTGTATTACATCTGAAATATCATTTACTTTATCAAAAAGTGATATATCTGTTGATTCTCCAACTACTGTAGCTGTCAATAGATCAATTGCTTCACCAGTTTCATCTGTTGCATCTGGGTTGATACTTACTGTTAAATTAGTATCGTCTGCTATTGCTGTTACTTCATGTACAACACCAGCTATAGTAACAATATTTCCTACCGCGAATTCAGTTGTAAACGCTGTACCAGTACCTACCACTGCACCTGTTAATGCTGTTAAGTCAACAGTACCTGTCATTGGTGTTGTAGTTAAACTACCACCGTTTGCCACGTAATCAATAATACCAGCTAAATTTAAATTACCTACATATGTAGCTGTGAAAGCTTTTGGTAATTTTTCAACTGCATTAAAGTCACGTACAAATCCATCATTAGTAAGATAGTTTATAGTCTTCTTATGAACTTTTACTCTTACAAATCTAGATCTATTTGCATATGTTCCAACTTTCTGTAAGTAAGGTACACCTGAACTGTCAGCTCTAAGAGCATAGTATTGATTACCAATTACTTTTTCAATATAGTTAGATTGTCTTGGATCTAATGTTACTCCAGTGAACGCTTCCAATCTAATTGGTCGATTACTCGAGTCATCACCTCTTCTAATGTATACATCAAATGTACCTCTTTTAGGATCTACATTTGCTACTTCCCATCTGATATTATATCTGCTACCGTCACGTAATATGTCAGTATCTGTTAAATCTCCATCAGGGTTAGTAATTGCATCATAATCCGATGTTTGTCCTTTAAGTGCTGATACTTTTGTACCTGAATTACTTGACTCACCATCCGACAATGTAATAAGTTCAAATGCCATTTCTGGAATTACTGCATTGAATGCGGTATCCCAAGCATCATTATAAAGAGAATCTACAATATCATTAATTGCTTTAAATTCTGCTTCTGTTATTGCGTCGTTACCTGGATCGTCGTCCAATCTTGAATCATATTGAATTCGAGTAATTGTTGTTGTTTCTTCTGCGTTATATTGTGCAATTGCATCATCAATATAATCTTCTTTATCTTGTCCAGCTGGAGCTGTTGCTGAAGAACTATCTCCAGATTGAGCTAAAACGTAAGACTTTGCTGGTCCGAATCTATTACCCATAATTCTAGTAATAGTACAAACTTCGCCGTATCTTAAGTATTCCTGAACTGCATAAGTAGTCAGATACTTATACTCTTGTTTATCATCAGCCGATCCCGATTCGAATACATCACCGAACCATCTAAGATATTCTGAGTATGTTGATACTGGAGTTGGAACTAATCCTGGTCCACGTACCGCTGGTCCTACTACTGCAAGGCCTACCGCTGGAATTACGTCTGGTTGAAATGAAAGATCAAATTCTCGTGTGTATACACCAGCTGATAAAAATGTGTTTTTTACATTTGCCATCTAATTTGTTTCCTCTGTTTAATTTTTTTATGCAAGTATTTCTTAATATTGCTATATTATTAAATAGCAATGGTTTTTTTCAAACATATAGTTAACTGTCTTTTCTTAAAGAAGTTGTTGGTTTTATTCTTGTTTTCCGCATTGGAATGATTTCAGGCTTATAATCTATAGTGAAGTTATCCTCTTCCCATTCGTTCATAAAATTAACTCGTTTAGTACTGAACGCCTTCTTCACAGTATTTTCCATAACTGTATGTTCATTTCTGAGCATTCCATCTACTTCTAGTACTGTTCTAGCTTTTACTATCCGATCTTCGCCTGGATTATTTACTGTTTCAAAAGTCCAGCCACCTATTCTAGTTACAAATTGAAAAGAATCCCCCCATAATAAATTATGATGCGGGTTGATTTGTTGGACAATATGATTTAATTGTTCTGTGTAATTAGTCCAAACTATTAAATCATAACGTAACGTTACATGCTCTGGAATTACAGAAACTAAATATTCAACAGATTCTTCAGTGTTATGTGCTTTATTTAAATTATTAAACTTATCAGCTCTGTTTCTAGGTGGTAAATATATTAATTTCTGTCCACCCGGGATTCTAAGTTTGTCAAATTTATTATCACGTTCCATGTCAGTACGCTTCATGACTATCATTGGGGCGATTAACTGTCGATCGGCATTACGTAGAAAACCAAATCTTTGAATTTGTGCCCACTTCTCTGGATTTGCAATCATGGCAGGAACTTTAATACTAGTATCTCGTTCATCCACTCTTAATTGAAATCCTGTTTGCAATTGCCATAATATTGCATAATCAATATCATACAATGTGATAGATGGGATTAATTTACCGTCGCCAGTTTCATCCTTAATATCAAAAGCTTTGTTTAAGCTTTTATTTTCTCTGAATTCAAACTTTTTATCCATCTAATAGATCCTGCGATTTTCTAGTGATAAAATCTGGTGCATTTGTTAAATGTGCCTCTGCTCTAATAGCATAATCATATCCATACAAACTCCAGTTATCTTCTGTAGTACCAAGAGCATTGTTTGGATTTCTACCTGACCAATAATTACTATTAGATACCTGATCTACTTCGAAATACTTATTGTCATAGAATATAAAATCCCCTTCTTCAACTGTTACTTCCTTTTCTTCAAGTTCTTGTTTTATAAATCCAAATGATATGCTACGTTCATAACTAATCATATCCATTTCGGAATTACCATTTTTATCGTCTGGGTTTATTATTGCATATACTCTAATTGGATCGTAGAATACCTTCTGATCAGATTCACCGTATATGTTTACTTCGCTTTCTTCGATAGAGATTTTAAATAAAGCTACTTCCATCGAAATGATTCTTTGGGTTATTTCTTTATTTAGACCTTTTAAGAGTCCAGTATCACGAACTGAAGTAAATAACGGCATATATTAAAAATCCCTATTTTTTGCTATAAATTGTATGGTTTTGACCAATGCTGCCCCTATATCTTGTGGCTTTTTTCCTTTTTGCTGTAACCTACCAAATATATGATTAACATTTGTTACAAATTTATCCCATTCCTTAGAATCCATACCTGTTGGCTTAGTTAAATTTTCAGTAAGTGTATTTTCATATATCCGTTGCCATTTCTCACGACGAATTACATTTTTCATTACCTTTAACTGCATCATATTTTTGATAGTGTATTGCATACTATCATTTCCAACCTGGTTTGCTTTTATTACTTTAAGCCCAAGATGACGTCTTGCATAATGGGTTTGGTCTGCCATGCCATCTTTTCCATCAAATTTAATGGTTATCTTCATTGGAAATTTTACGCCAGCTTCGGTTATCATTTCTACTAATTTCATAACTACGCCTTATTTACAAAGCCATCTACTTTGTCTTCGATATAATCTACAATTTCATCTATTTCAAATCCTTCGTCCATTAAATCTCTTGCAATCGTCTGTATTGCTGTATCTAGTCGTCCTAATTGTGTTCTATTAACTAACCCATCCATTCTCTTAAGAGTTGAGTAACTAACTTCGTTTACTGGCTGAACTTTTACCATGTCTACTAATTTCATAATTTTACCTTATATACATTTTTAACGGCACTCCAGATATATGTGTTTCAAGTGCCTCTGCCTCTTCTGCTCTACGTTGCATCTGAGATCTATTACTAAAAGATTCTAGTGTTTCTGTCAATTCTTCTAATAGAGTTTGCTTTTCTTCAGAAGCTTGACCTAATAAATCTTCACTATTTAAATCGATTTCATTTCCAGGTATTGGTATTTGCGAATACTTACCTCTGATTAGACCTAGCATTTCTTTACATAATGCTAAGGTATAACGTTTGATCCATTGCTTTCCAATGGAATTTATTTTTGAATATTTAATATTTTGATATGGGATATTACTTGGGTCTGATATAATGTCTTCAGATTGAGCTGTATCCAGATGATCTTCATTATCTAGTGTGTATTCAAAATATATAACTCCAGAACTCTTCGGAACTGGAAAGATTTTTATGCGATCGCCTTGTATTTTAAACGTATATGACGATTTTCGAAGCATATCATTCAATTCAATTGCTTGCATTATCTGTGCATCGAAATTTAACGGCGTCATTAAATAATCGTTAGGTACGCCTCTAAAGCCAAATTCGTTTAAAAGCGATTGCGATCCTCCATAACCCATTGAAGCTCCGCCTGCTTGACGTAATGATGCTGGTGGGCGATTATGAAAGACTTTTCTAATAGTGAATATGTCTGTTGTTGGATCACCTTCCTCTAATTCAATTAAGGCGTCATCTTTAAGGGAATATGTCTGCTTATCCGGTGAAACTAATATTTTACCTTTATACCAGTTTACACTTTGCCCAGCTGGAGCCATTATTCCATATTGTTTTGCTAATTTAAAAACTCCAGAGCCGGAAGATTCAACATAATTACCGGTAAAGTTTAAATTAGCAATGGGCGACCCTTTAACGTCTAAAATTATATCCTTTGCAGAAAAGGTATTCACATAATTTCCATATTCAGAAATTGCTTCCTCAAATGCTGCATAGAAATTTTTATCTATTAATTCAACATCTACTATAGGAAACCCTAATCTTCCGGCACACCATGAAGCTACTTTATCCGCATCTGATGCAAATGAAGTGTCGCTATCATAATATCCAAAAGGTGTCATGCCTGGAGCAAATGTGCTTGTTCCCGGCCATGTATTTACTACTGGTTCTTGTGCCATTTATATTTTATCCCCATTCTTCTTCGAAATTAACCATTTTCTCGCTCTCCGTTATTCATCAGCTACCTCCATAATATCTTCGTAGCCACATTCAACTACATTTTTAGTGTTTTTTAATGCTGCATATGCTTCTTTCCATGGATCTTGCCCTGGTACCCAATCAAATACTATTGCAAACTGATTTATAGGCCTTACAGCCTTAATTCTAGCTTCTTGATCTGCATATACAAATACATACGCCATATTTTCACGTTCAGTTTCAAAATATGCGTTTACAATTCCATTGTCGTCTTCTTTAAACTTCTCAGTTTCTCCAACTGCCAACGAAATCTTTTTAATTCTTAAATAGGCGTTTG